CAAGAAAAAATAATGGTAGCAAAAAAATATCAGAACCCATCAGGTGGATTAAATGAGGCAGGTAGAAAATATTTTAAAAGAACTACTGGTGCTAATTTAAAAAGACCTAGTAAAAAGGTTGGTAATAAAAGACGTGCTAGTTTTTGTGCAAGGATGAAAGGTATGAAGAAGAAACTTACTTCTGCTAAAACTGCTAATGATCCTAATTCAAGAATTAATAAGGCACTTAGAGCATGGAATTGTTAAATGACAATAATTACAGCTGCAGGTAGACTTGGGGGGTCATACTTACTAAAGAAATTTTTTGAGTTTGGTAAAGATAAATTTACATCACAGTTTGGTACTAGTGCATTAGATTCTATTCTAATGTTAGATGATAATACAATCAATCAAGAGTTTGAATTGTACAAGAATGAAACTAAAGATGATGAAAAAGAAACATTACCTGCTACCACACAAGAAGGTGAGTTTAAAGATCCAGAACAAGAACCACCTAAAGATCCCAACATAGCTCCAGAGATACTCGCAGAGGGTGCATTAGAAGTAACAGAAAAATTATCAAAACAAGGTGATGTAAAAGAACAAACTAAAAAAGCATTAGATTTATATAAAGAAGGTGGTAGAATAGAATCTGTAGATGACCAAGGGTACTATTCTCGTGTTGTTAAAACTGTAACTGATACTAATCAAGATAAAATGCCTAAAGAACAATGGGCTAATATAATTAAAAATAGTAAATTAGGTGTAGATAAAAACGAATATAACTATTTAAAACTAGATACATTTTTACAGGGTAAAGATAGTATTGATAAAAAAGAATTATTAGATTTTATAGAACTAAATAATGTTGCACCTTATATTAAAGTTGAATCTAATACTTATGCAGAAGCAGCACCTCAAGGATATGATGACTTGTATTTAGATTATACGGTTAACCCTTCTTTTGGAAAACATGAATTTATAACATTTCAAGTAGATAAAGATTTTTATAATGGTGACATAGTTTTTCAATCAGAACACTCAGATAGATATGGTGCAAATAATTTTGCACATGCAAGAACACAAGTTGGTATAGGAGATTCTTCTGCACCACCTGCAGAATTTACCAAAGAAGCAGTTGAAAAACTTGAAAATACTCTATTAATAAATGAAATACAATCTGATTGGTTACAGTTATTAAGAAGAAAAGGGCCTGTAGAACAATTTAATATTGAAGATAGGGGTGATAGTTTTGTTGTTATAAAAGATGGAAAAATTGTACAAAGATTTGATAGATTTGATCAACCACCAAGTATAGAAGCTGTTCAAGATATGCTAGTTCGTGCAGGAGATGCAGCACCTAGTTTTCCAATATCAGATTCTAAAAAGTGGGTTGAGTTTGTATTAAATCAAATGATTAAAAAAGCTACTGCAGATGGATTAGATAGCATAGCTGTTACAAATGGTCAAATACAAATTAATCATTATGAAGGGCAAGCTAGGGAGGATAGCGAAGGTTTAAAATATTTTTATGATAGTATTGTAACACCTCAATTAAAAAAAATTGCAAAAAAATATGGTGCTGAAATAGAAGAAATAGTTGTAACTAATGATGACACAGGTATAGCTAGAATGAGTAGTAAAATTAAAGATGCACTGAGAGATAATTATGTTTTAAAACAAATAAATGGTGAGATTATTTCAGATGCTATTTTTAGTCTTGATAATAAAGAAAGAGCTATACCTGATTTCGCAAGTATATATGGTGCTACAGGTAATGGAACTGGTGTAGATGGTCTATTAAATGTATTAGATACTGATAGTGTTGGTTCAATGAGATTTGAAGAAGATACTAATCAAGTTACTAACGAAAGAAATTATTATGTGTGGGTTTTAGATAATTCTACATTGGCAAATGCTATAGACAGAGGTGATAACGAAACTATTATAAAAACATTTGATAGTTTAGAAAATACTGAAGCTGGTCAAAAATCTGCAATAGCTTTTAACATGCCCATAGCTTTAGTTCAAGAAGGTGCAACAAACGTTACAAACTATAATTCATTTTTACTTGATAGGTTATCTCAAATTAGAAAAGGTATGCAGGAATCTCCAACAAGTGAAAAAGTAATTAAGATGAAATTACCAGAAAAATTAAAACAAGATATAATAGATAAACCTATAAAACTAACACAACTAGAAAAACAAACTAATAGATTATTGGCATAAAAAAGGGGAGCCATAAAGACTCCCCCCAGCGAGCAACAACAAGACACACAGAGAATTTACTCTGGGTGTCTTTTTTTTTGCACTAAATAAACTTTATAGTTTTTGTATAATCTGTTTAATGTCATCTTGTATCTTCTTCCCCATTGAGTTAGCATGATTGATTATTGCTGCACACAGATTAGCTTGGTATGGAAAACCTTTTAGTGCTTCTCTAACTTTACCTACAGGTTTACCGCCATAATCTACTACAATAGCATTGTCTTTGTTTAAACCTATCTTTAACTCAAACAATATACCAGTGTACTTATCTAGATTATTTTTTTCCGTCATCTTTCCCTCCACCTGTATTATATGGTGTGAGAGCAGATAATGAGTTCATAAGTTTAACTACTTCTCCATATGGTCTAGTCATTAAGTATCTCATAATATCCATTAACTGTTCTGAACTTACAAGATATGTTCTTGGTGTTGGTTGCTGTGCTTGTGGTTTTTCTTCTGCCATTTATCCTCCTATTAAAATGGTATATCTAAATCAAAACGTTGATTTACTACAGTTAGTTTATCTTCTGCTTCAGCTATCTTACTCATTAGTTTATCTAACTCCTCTACAAACTGTGGGTGTTCACCTATACCTACAGGTTTTTCAAGGTATATTTCAGCAGTAGCTTTAGCTTCTTCTATATCTGCTTCATACTTTTTTCTTAACGCTTTTATCATTGCTTCTCTTATATTCATTACCATGCTCCTTTAAATTGGTAGTATTTATTTTCTATCATATCCTCGTCATCAAGATATGGATTATGTTTTGCAGCTTTAGATTCTCTAGCATCTCTTATA